CGATGTCCCATCGTCCCCTGCAAACATGTCCAGTTCGTCGAGCTCGCGGCCGTTAAGCTGTGAAAACCTCTTGTGGTAGAGGTAATTCACCGTCGACCCGGTGAATGATGTCGTTTTCACACCTGACATCAGACCTTTGAGAATCTGTATTTGAGTAGGTGCCCCCGCAACGGTCACAATCGCATACTGATCGTAGAGCATGCGCTGGAATATGTCGATGACAATACTGTCGTCCATCACACCGTGGAGCGCGAAGGTTGACACGATCGCGACAAGCCATGCCGGCACTGTGTAGTCGAATTTGGATTGGTCGACTGGTACGAGCCAACGGACTTTTGTTTCCATGAGCCTTCTCTCCCAGGCCACACGTTGGTTAACGGGTTTAAGTGGCCAGAGTTTTATTTTCAGCTCCGATGTATGTGACAGCCTCTGTGTCGTGATCACATAGATAAGTGAGTACAGGAGATAGGTGTACACGTTCGTGTTCACAATCTATCGCACTTTGCCAGTTTCTTGCTTTTAAACTGGATAGTAGTGCAGCTAATCCGACCCGTCTGCGGCCGCGATCTGGCTGAGGAATGTGTGTATATCGCCACGAGCGATGCTTTCTCGCATTGCGTCCAGTCTCGTTGTTATGAGCATGTACTGGGTTTTGTTTAGGCCGTGGTGTTTTGAGGAACCGTCGCTCTTTACGTTCATCACGAAGAGGTCGGCAACCTCGTTCCAATCCACATCGTCGCGCATGTTCTTTTGCAGCGTCTGCAGCGCCCACTGTGGCGTTATGTCTCGCATCATGTCGTTAACTTGTGCCCGAAATTCCTCCGCTATCTCGCATGTCGCTTGCATGAGATTTGGGTTTGCCGGATTCTGCGGGTCGTTGCAAGTCAGCCGGTCCGGATTGCACCACTCGTAGATCTGTTCTCGGAATTCCTCCTCCGACTTCGAGAATGTGTAGCCCCGGAACTGATCCACTCCACTAAGTGCTAGCGTCAGCATCGTAAACTGGTCGTAATTGATGTCCAGCTCTAGGTCTTGGTATATGTCGTTCAGATGAGCACTCGCTAGCGCTATATGTGTGTGTCTCTGCCATTGCGTCAATTGATAGGGAATCACAACATGTCCAGCTGGTGACTGGATCGCACTCAGTGTGTTCATATTCGCGATGCTCGTTCGAACGCTTGTGTGTTCCTTGGGGTCCAGACTTCGGAGCTTGGGCCATGCCGCTAGCTGGTCCTTCGATCGCTGACGGATCTTCGTCGAGGCCATCGCCATCTTCAGCATCATCAGAGCCACTGGCGTCGTCATGGTCATGCCCATCATCGTCATCTCCATCGGCATCGTCTTCAAAAGCAAGTTTACCAACGATCGATTTTTAATTTTTGCGACGCCGTAACTCATCTGCGACAGCGAACAGAACCGCTGCAATGTGTTCAATCTGAGTGTGGGCGTTTCTGCTAGCATTAAAAAATCTGCGTGGAGTATTACTGCTTGTGCTAAAGGTTGTAAGAAGCCATAGGAGTGTCTTTCCCAGTGCTCGAGCGTGAATCTTGTGTCCTATTAGTTTTAAGCACATCCACGTATTCTTTTGATCGAGCCTTTAAGTTCAGGAGTCCAATGCTTTGCATAGTCGAGAGCAGCATTGACTGTTGCACACACAGTCTCATCAGGGTCAGCCGTGAATGCATCCGCCTTAGCAAGTCCTGTGCCCCATTGTGCCAGGTATTCGTCGACTCTGAACGGATCACAGATTCGATTCTATCTGCGGCTTCCTCGGCTTTCGCGAGAATAGTCAGAAACACCTCGTGCTGCGCAAAAGCTTTCAGAAAGCTGGAGTTGCACCAAGGAAGGTTCAACGCTTAAGGCAGCAGCTACAGTCTCTAAGACTCTGTTGTTGTAACTCTTTACAGCGGCTTGTTTAACAAGTCTTATCTTGGTTATGGCTGCAAGCTGCTTTTCCCTCGCGTTGTCATTGTCCCCAATTAGCTTGTCAAGAGCTTCAGCAATTTTGTCGCTTCGGCTTAGTTCTTCGACAGCTGCCTTGCCCGGTCGCAAATGTTCAAAAGTTATAGGAGGTTTTGTTGATTCAAAAGTTGTAATGGATCCGGCTGCAACAAAAACTAGACTAGCAAATCGGTGTCGGTCGATTTTGTCATTGTTGGCAATCCAGTTTGCCAGAGCAACAGCTGAGCTTGTTGCGCCGCCATTAGCAAGCATGATGATTGCTAGAACTCTACAATCTCGCAACGTGCTGTCGCCTCCAACAATTTCGTTCCAAGCAATTGTGTCAATCTTTGCTGTACGGAACTTGTGTGCGATTGCAAGCCAGTATTGTCTGAATCTTGTAATATCAGGTTTGATGAAAGCACTTGCTAGAATGCCTGCGAACTGGGTTATCGTTGAGTCATCGTACTTTAGCTTTTTGAGCTCTGATTCCATCTCATCAGCTAGTGCGCTAATTGTTTGGATGAATTTATCAGCGTCAGATGTTGCTAGTGATCCTTCTCTCTTTGGTCGAGCCGGTTCATTAATGACAACGTCCCAGTGTCCGCTTTTGGAAAGGGCTCTTTCAACTCCATAATGTTTGCAAGTTCGTTCTCCCCCACAGGTGTTTCCTTCAGTATGCGGTCGGACATTTATCTCTGCTGACTGATAGACTGTGTATCCATCCGTGTAGGAGCCTGTTATTTGGCACTACTGTAGCTTGGATTTATAACCTTGGAGATACGCGCCAGCCCTTAAGTTTTGTCGAATAACAGATGGGAGGAGGTCTGGCCAATGCTTTGCCACACACTGTGTGTACTCTGCAATTCGTTGGCCAACAGCGCTTTTGCCGCCAGATCCTGCGCGTTTGTCATCAAGAAATGCGAGTTCATAGTCCGAATAAGACTAGAATCCAATTCGCTCAAATAGCTTTGC